TACCAAAACTTTTTCTGAAAAAACTTTTAATTACTTAAAAGATGATAAATTAGTTCAGATTGCAAAATATAAAACAATACCAGACGATACATCTTTTCTCAAAATCAATGATGAAGATATACACTCAAGATTATTACGAGGCACAGTTATACCAGATGGTTTAAGCACAGGATATTATGAAGATACAGGAATATCAAGTGACACAGAATTTGATACAGATAGATCAGATGAAATAGTTCTTACGGATGATGATGGCAATCCACTTGAAGAAATTATTGTTACTTCTGAAAGAAGAGCTCCAGAGGATAGGCTACAAGGTACATTTTTTGAGGAAAATGTTTCAGAGGAGTCAGACCCACAATATTTCTTTCCAAGACGGAGACATCGCTTTGCACATTTAGATATTGCATCAAGAATCCTTTTTGATACAATAACAATAAGTTGTACTGTATCTGGAATTAGTGATCTTCATGTTGGACAAGTTGTAAATGTTTTTGTTCCTCAAGAATCAAATGATGAAGAAATGATGAAAATGTACAATTTATTTTATGGTGGAGATAGACTCAAAGGTGGAGAGAAAGATGCAAAATTCCTTGTTACAAGTATTTCTCATGGGTTTAGTTTTTCTAAAGCTGTCTATACTACATCATTTACTTGCGTAAAGAATAGTTTTGCAAATAGAGTTGAGACTGAGAATAAAAGAGTTATAGGAGATTTCTTTTGAGAAAATCGAATGAATTTTTAGGATTAGATGGATTTATATGGTGGACAGGAGTTGTCGAGGATAGAAACGACCCTCTACAGCTTGGTCGTTGTAGAGTGAGGTGTATGGGGTGGCATGATGAAAATGTCGATAAACTTCCTACAGGTGATTTGCCTTGGGCTCAACCATTACAACCAATTACATCAGCTGCATTAGCTGGTGTTGGAACATCTGCAACAGGACTTCTTGAGGGTTCATGGGTCGTTGGATTTTTTATGGATGGAAAGAAAGCACAGTTTCCAATCATCATGGGTTCTCTTGCTGGAATATCAGGAGAAGGTGAAGTAATCGGTACAGGATTTCGTGACCCAGAGGGATTTTATCCTACTGAAGATTTTAAAGGAAAACCAGATACTCCTACTCTTGCAAGAGGAGAAGAAGTTTCAAGTAATGAGTCACCAGCATATCAAGATAGAATATTAAATAGATTGGAAAATGTTAAAACGGCAAAGGGTGCTGATGTAGGGTCAATATATTCTCGTTCTATACCTGAGAGTGGTAAATGGAGTGAACCAGAACCAAGAGGAAGTAAAGACTCAGAATATCCTTACAATCATGTAAGAAAGACAGAGGCCGGTCATGTCTTTGAAGTTGATGATAGTTTAGGTGCAGAAAGAATACACACTTATCATAGTCCATCAGGAACATTTGAGGAGATACAGCCAGACGGAACAAAGGTTACAAAAATTCAAGGTGAGAATTACGAGATAATAGCAAAAGGACAAAATGTTTCAATTACAGGTGGGTGTAATATTACTGTAAATGGTGATACAAGAATTAAAACAAATGGAGATTATATCCATGAGGTTACAGGAAACTATCATCTTTCTTGTAAAGACTTTGTACAAAGTGTAGGAAGTTATGCACAGAAAGTTGAAGGAGATAAAATAACAGATGTCGGTGGAGTTTACGGCATGGCTTCTGAGTCTCTCAATGCTGTTACTAAGGGAAGTATTGGTATAGACTCTGGAGGAGATGTGAGTATTTCTACAGGAGATGATTTTGATGTATTTGCGATTGGAAACTTTGATGTATTTTCAGGCAGTAACTTACAACTTATGTCGGCTAACAAAATTGATGTGGGGGCAGTTGGTGGTGCTTTAAATTTAGGGGCACAAGGGAAATTAAATGTTCAATCAGCAAACGAAATTAAAATAGAAGGTGAAGAAACAATTTATTTGTT